CCCCAGTTGTAGCATTCGCTGATGAAATTACTATTACCTTAACTCCCGAGATAGCCTTCGTAGATACAGTAGTTGAGGTAGTAACTCCTACTGAATATGTAATTGAAACGACTACTGGACCACGCACTGAAGTAGTTAATTCAGTAACAGTTGAAAGGGAAGCATGGGTAGATTCATGGATTAGTTTATATCGTGGTGTGGCAGTTGAGGGTGGAACAGTAATTGCACAAGATGACGATAGCAACCACAATACCCAAACCAATTATTATGCTTCTAGATTAAGCGGAACTCTAACTCCCGACATTTACACTATACGAGCAACTTCTTACGACTTTATAGTTGCCAATCAAAGACCTATTGGAACCTATACTTTAAGTAGTAATTTAATCAATCTTCCAGAAGTAGAGCCAACACCGCAAGAGCCACAGCCCCAGCCAGAAGACCCATCAGAAAACCAAAACCCAGTGACACCTGAACCTACCGAACCAGTAGAGCCAGTAGTAGTGCCACCTGTTGTTCCAGTAGAGCAACCAGTGATAACACCAGAGATAGTAATTCCATATATTCCTCCTCAGATTATTGTGATAGATACAAGCCCAGAGCCAATAACCACGATACAACCACCAGTAGAACAGTTGCCCGAAGAATTGGTTTCAGAACTTGAGGTACTTGTTCCTGTTGTTGAACCTTCCATACCAGAAAACCCAGAACAACTGATACCAGAAATAGAGCCAGAAAGTCAGTCAGAAGAACCACTTGATACTCCTATCGTTAATGAAGAGCCTATCACCCAAATAGAAGAAAACCTAGAACCGATAACAGTTGCAGAACTAGAAACTTTAGTAGAGAACCTAGAAATGGGCGGAGTAGTTACGGCTCAAGACTCTATAGAGATACTAGAAGCCTTATCTCAAGACGGAGAAATCACCCAAACTGAAGTTAATAACCTTTCAGAGCAATTAAGCGAAGATGGAACTTTCACTGAATCTGAGAGGGAATTAGTCGCTGAAGCCTTAATTGAATCTGCTGAAGGTGAAGCAGTAACAGTTGAGGCTATTGCTGAAGCAGGAATTACTTTAGCCGATCTTCCACCTTCCACGCCTGTTGAAGTACGCCAAGACTCAAATGGAAATGAAGTAATCGTAATTGCTGAAGTTGCCGCAGCGTTAGTTATATTAGAGAGTCCAGTAGAATTACTTAGTACTATTTTTTCTGACCCTGCTCAGGCTCTATTGGCTATAAGCAGTATCGGAGCAGATATGTCTGACGAAGAACGCTCTGAGTCAGAACAGACAATCGTTGCCGCAGTTATTGTAAGTGGTATAGCAGTTCAGTCTGCTACTACTGCAGCACTCGCAGGTAGCGTTAGTTATAGAAGGAGGTTGTAATGAAGAAATGGTTTTCTGATATAGCCAATCAAATCTGGACATTACTGGGCATGTTTGTTGCTTGGGTAGTTCTTGATGGCTCCGCCAAAACTGTTGTAGGTTATGCTATTGTCGGTTCTATGATTTTATGGGTAGCGACTTTTCCACTACGCAATTCAACCGAGGATTAATGTTAAACCTAAACGAGTTTGCAGTTAATAAGGCAGAAGAAGATTGCCCATTACCAACACAGGATATTAAACTTAATCTCAAGAATCGAAAGAATGCTATTGATACGGCAATGTATGGACCACTAAATCCTGCCGAACCCAACAACGAATATTGGGAAAAGATGGCTGAAGAGTGGAATGTTACTACCGCAGTAGCAAAGAAACAAAGATGCGGAAACTGTGCAGTATTTATCGTGACACCCGAAATGAAGAACTGTATCTCTTCCGGCTTGACTGGGGGCGATAGGCAAGATGAGTTTGACTCTATAGACGCAGCAGGTCAATTAGGATACTGCGAGGCTTTTGATTTCAAGTGTGCCGCAAAAAGAACATGTCGTGCTTGGGTGGTCGGAGGACCAGTAAAGTAATGAGCAAAGCCAAAACTTGCCCTAAATGCGAAAGATTCTTCAATCCTAAGTTTTCAGGAACCCAGTGGGGAAATATCATAATCTGTACCGACTGCTATGTTTATGAGCAGATAAAGTTCGACACATCAAACACGAAACTACGGAATATTGCTGCGGCACGAAATAAGGGCAACTACTAGATAAAATAAACCCTATCGTGTGTTATTCTTAGAAGTTAGATAGAGGCACGATGTCAAACTATCTATAATGAACGGGAGTTAGAATGGCCAAAGCCCGCAAGATGGTTTCTTTGAATATAGAAGAAGCATCTGGAGTTGACCACCCTGCTCATCTTCATGAAGGTTGGTTAGTCATCAAGTCAGATAATTTGACTGGCATGGACGACCTTCTTTCAGACCTAAACAAACAAGATAATAACTCAGATGAAAGTCTGTACCAGAAAGGTACTGAGGAGGAAACTATGGCCCAAGACGAAACACAAAAGTCTGTGCATGAAGACGATACCCAAAAGTCAATGCGCGAAGATGAAAAAAAGAAAAATATGTATGAAGACGAAGACAAGAAGAAAATGTCTTACGACGACATGATGAAAAAAATTGCTGACCTTGAAGAAGAGTTAGACAAGGCTAATAAAAAATTAGCAAAAATGATGAAACCTGAAGATGATGAGATGAAGAAAGAAGATATTACTTCACTTATTAAATCAGCACCAGAGCCAATTCGTGAAATGTTAGAATCTATGGAGAAGTCTGCGAAAGAAGCACAAACTCGTGTAGCAGAAATCGAATTAGTTCTAAAGTCAGAAAGAATTGCTCGCGCAGATGAAGAAGCAGTCGAGAAAGCAAAGGCTTGGAAGTTCTTAGGTCTTGATGCTGAAAAAATCGGTCCAGCACTTCGTCAATTAGCAGAAGTTAATTCAGACCTTGCTAAGTCAGTTGAAGAAGCACTTTCTTCAGTTAATGCACAAGCAGAGTCAGCGAATATCTTTGCAGAAATTGGTAAGTCAGTAAATCCAGCATCTGGAAGTGCTTATGACCAATTAACATCTTTGGCTAAATCAGTAACAGAAACCAAAAAAGGCGTAACTTTCGAGCAAGCCTTCTCAAGTGCTGTTATTGCTAACCCAGATTTATACAGCCAATACCTAACAGAGAAAGGTGCTAAATAAAATGGCATTTGAATTTAGTAATTATTCAGTAAAAATTACAAGAGTTGCAGGAGCCGATTTATCAGCCCTTCAATATACTTTTGTTAAATTGAGTACAACTGACACAGTTGTTACTTGTTCAGCAGCAACCGATATTCCAATCGGTGTATTGCAGAACGCCCCAACATCAGGACAAGAAGCAGAAATTCTTATCGTTGGTGGAACTAAGTTAGTCGCTGGAGCAACTATTGCTATCGGTGACATACTAGGTGTAACTTCCGCAGCAAAAGCAAGCGTTCTTGCTACGACAGATACAACTAAGTATGTTGTTGGAACCGCTATCTCAGGTGGCGCAAGTAATGACGTAATCACAGCGGTAATTAACTGTGCTAACCCAACTAGAGCCAACTAAGGAGCCAACTCATGCCACAACCAAGTATTAACTCAGTTCACGTAGATGCGATTCTGACAAACATTTCAGTAGCATATCTACAAAATCAAGACAACTTTATTGCAGACAAGGTGTTCCCAGTAATTCCTGTGGACAAGAAGTCTGACAAATTCTTTACCTACACCAAGAACGATTGGTTCCGTGACGAGGCTCAACGCCGAGCAGGTGGAACTGAATCTGCTGGTGGAGGTTATGGTCTATCAACTGGTAACTACAGTGCAGATGTATTTGCGTTCCATAAGGACGTAGATGATCAGACTGTTGCTAACGCAGATGCACCATTGAATCCACTACGCGAGGCAACAGAGTTTGTAACTCGTCGTTTAATGCTTCGTAAAGAAATCCAATGGAACACAGACTTCTTTGCTGGCGGTATCTGGGCTAACGATTATGATGGCGTTTCAGGTTCTCCTTCATCAAACGAAGTAAAGCAATGGTCAGACTATGCTGCTTCAGACCCAATTGATGATATCGAAGACGCTAAGGCAGGTATTCTTTCAACAACTGGTATGGAACCAAACACTTTAGTATTGGGATACGATGTATTCCGTGCACTAAAGAATCACCCTGATATCGTAGATCGTATCAAGTACACATCTGCACAGACTATTACTGCTGATATGTTGGCAGCAATGTTTGATATTCCTCGCGTTATCATCTCTAAAGGTGTTAAGGCTACAAACAACGAAGGTGCTTCACAGGCGTATTCATTTACTTCTGGAAAGAAAGCCCTTCTTGCTTATGTTGCTCCAACACCAGGCTTGTTGACTCCTTCTGCTGGATACTCTTTCTCATGGACAGGCGTATCAGGCGGTATCGGTTCAACAATCGGCGTAAGTTCATTCCGTATGGAATCTCTCAAGGCAGACCGTATTGAAGGAGAAATGGCTTTTGACAATAAAGTTATTGCTTCTGATCTAGGTTGGTTCTGGGATTCAGTAGTCGCTTAATTAAATTGAGTAGGGAGGGGGACTAAAACCCTCTCCCTCTCCAAAATAAGGAGAAATATGTTTAATCAAATTACGCGAGGTAATGCGGTTGTTGGCGGACTTACTGTTAAAAGTCAATTAAAGCAACTTAGGTCAGTAACAAATATCGCTGATGGTACCTCAATGGTACTTACAACAGCAGGTATTCTTGGTGGTATTAATACTGCAACTCTTACAACAGCAAGAACTATTACAACACCAACTGCTGCTGCTCTTATTGCAGAACTAGGTGCAGTTGTAGGAACAAGCGTTAAATTCAGTTATATCAACTTAGCAGCATACGTTGCTACTTTGGCTGGTGGAACTGGTGTAACAATCGTAGGACTTGCAACAACTGCCGCGACTGCTGGACAAGCATCTCGCTGGGAAGTAGTTGTAACTGCCCCAACGACAGTATCAATTTACCGTATAGCCTAAAGATTTACTTAATTATTTAGAAAGGGTGGTACTTCAGAAATGAAGTATCGCTCTTTCCTAAAGGAGCAACTATGGCATTAACTCACGCACAAGTTTCAGTAGGTACTACTGCTACCTTACTTTCTGCCACAGGCGCAGGTCGAGATGGACAAACAGTTTTAGTACAGAACCCAACCAATGGGCAAAGTGTTTATATCGGTGGTACAGGTGTTACCACAGCCTCTTATGGCTTTTTACTTTTAGCAGGAACCGCTTTCGCTATTGAATTACAAGACGGCGAAGGTATTTATGGCGTAGTCGCTTCAAGCACTCAAACAGTTGGCGTTATCCGACAAGGAGTTTAATCATGGCTATTTCGATTATTCAGTATCCAGTTCCTCAAGTTCTTGTAGATAGCAAGGGTGATATGTTTGTTGCTACAGCCGATAACACCGTAGCGAAATTAAGCGTTGGCGCAAACGGCACAGTCCTCACAGCAGATTCTAATGAGTCAGGCGGAGTAAAATGGGCATCAGCAGCAGCAGGAGGATTTGATTCCTTTTTGTTAATGGGTTAGGAGTTCAAAGTGGCTTTAAGTGGCGACATCTCTACCTGTGTATTAAACGGAACTTACGTCGATATTACTGGCGCAGCGCAAGTTGGTTTAATTCGTTTTACTCCTATATGTAATGTTATAGATACTGACCAAAATCAAATAGTAGTAGGACAAGCCATAACTAAAGTTTTAGACGGCAATGGTGCTTTTACTGTAACCTTGCCAGTAACTAACGATACAGATTATACGCCTAACCCTATCGCTTATAGAATAGAAGAGATTTTTGGTGGTGGGCGAGACTTCTTTGTTACTCTACCTTCAGGAACAGCCACCTATGACTTATCTGACTTATCTGAAGCAGTAAGCAGTTCTGAAG